TGCATCTATATTATTTTTTCGTAAGATACAATAATTTTTAACTTCATCTAAAGTTGGTTTTTTAAAACGTATGCTATTACTATCTGTAAGATTAGTATTAGTTATATTTATATTAGTATTATCTGTATAGTTTTTTAGACTACCCTTGTCTTTTAATTTAATATACCTTGACATTATTTCTTTACTACCTTGTCTAAAAATAACAGTCCTTTCAATATACCCATTATCATCTAGCATCTTTAACCAATTCTGAATTGATCCTCTACTAACTTCATAGAGCTTACAAAAGTATTGAGTTGAAGCTGTGCATTTACCATTCATATTACATAGGGCTGTTATTTCTGCATAAAGCAATTTAGCATTTGGTGTTAGCTTTTTGTTGTATCTAACCTCTGCTGGTATAACTGCGTAATAGTTTGGTTTCTCCATTAAATAATATTTACTGTAAAGTGATAATCTTTCATGGCAAACTTAACATTTTCTAATTGATTAGAGAAGTCAAAGAATGAAGTTTTTATTTTACATACAGCTCTACCACTTTTTACCTCTAGCACAACATTAAAATCTAACGTTTCTTTAACTCCATTTTTAAGTAAATGAGTTTTCATGAAATTACCATTTAAGAAAAAATCTTTTTCCCCTCCAAGATCTTTGTAGGCTTTGTAGATTAGATTAAAAGTGTTTCTATATATAGCACAAGTTGAATAGTTACCTTTGTGGGTGTGTTCATAATGGTAGATAAGACTTCTATCTCTATTTAAAACCTTGCCAATAACTGTCCTGTGTATATCTTCTTCAGTTCTAGCTATATACCCTACAATCGCTCTAGCTACTTGTAAGGGTCTTTTTCTACTCTTAGTAGCAAGAGAACCTTTTGCAAACCCCAACACGCTAGTAGTGAGGTCGCAAAGGTTTTTTAAGTTATTTTCTTCAGTCATTAGAACGGTGAGTTTTCTTCTGCTTCATGAGCAACTCTTGCAGACTGGTCTGTAAAGTGGTAGCCATCAATGTTATGATAATACTTGCCTTGATATTCTCTTGAATAAACATTACAAAGAATTGCTACATCCATTCCTAGTTCTAGCCTGCCTAGTTGTTCTACATTCTTGTTTCCAAAAGCACTTACTGCTGTTAAGTTATTAAATTCATTTCCATTATCTATTACAATAGATTGCTTTTGCCAATCCTTTCCTGATTTACTTGTACCTTGTTCTAGGTCAAGTATCTTTACTAATTTACCTGTTACTTCCATTTTATTTATTTATTTAGTTATTACTTTTTTTAAATGATTCACTTTCATCTTCCCCAAACACTCCTAGTTCATAGAAGCCTGTTAGCTTTAGGACTGCACGGCTCATAGCTCTTTTCTCTGCCATTTCCATTACGTACCAGGTATTACAATTACCATCCTTAAAGCCTTCTCCTTTTAAAGCAGAGCCAAATGTCTGTATTGTCGTTTCTCCTGATTCTTTGTATGCTTTTGCTTTAACAACACAAAAGTCTTTTTCGCATTTTATTACTTCATAAGTAATAAGGATGTTTTCCAAAGCTTGGATTTTGTCAATCCCTGAGCGTGTTATGATTAAAAAATGTTGATGTTTAAAAATATCTTCTTTTTCTAATCCGTAATGATTGTACTTTTCTTTAATCTTTTCTGTTTTCATATATTCTTTTTTTTGTGCCTACTTAAAAGGGCATCGGCTTTCCCTGTTTGCAAATATAAACAAACTTATTAACTTATTTTGTTTTGATATATTTAATTAATTGTTTTTTAATATACTTTAAATGTTCTGTATCGATCCATTCTAAAAAGTTATAAGAGTCAAAACAGATTTGAAAGTCTTTTCCATACTCATCTGTACCTCTTAAATATACTTCGTTCTCGTGTGCTTGGAATGTATTAATATCATTCATGCTTTTGTGTATCAGTTTATCCTGTTCTAACTCAGGCATTTCCATAAGTTTATCTGCTAACATTTTTCTATGTTCTTCATTCATTTCTTTATCCATTATTTTAAATTTATTATTAAAGGTTTCTTGTTATTGTCCTCATACGCTTCTGCATATTCAGTTAGTAGGTCTTCTTGATAATCAAAGTTAATTTGCCACCCTTCTTCTTTAAGCATCTTAGAAAATAGATTGTAGCATTGTAATTCAGTACCAATGACTTTGACACTTGGCTCATTTTTTAAAACCCAATATTCACATAGTACTTTTTTATTGTCTAATGGTTCTTTTGACCAATGGTCAGTCTGAGGTGCATTAAACCATTCTTGATATTCAGCGTCTCTTATATCCATGACATTACAATTTCGGTTACTAAAATAATTAATGCCAAACCTAAACAACTAAAGCCTAATACTTCTACCCAAGATTCAATAGGTTTTTTTATTTGGCTAACAGCATAGTCGTTATACTTATTATTGTATTTTACTTTCTGTGTCTGTGGGTCATACTCACAGTAAAAGAATCTCTTTAATTCATCTGAGTTAAAGACTTGTTCTTCCCTTGTTGTTCTGTTGATTACTCTAAATTCATTTTTCATTTCTTATTCTTTTTAAATTAATTATGGTACAAAGATATAAAAAATAAATGATATAAACACAATTATAAACTAAGTTATTAACAATTTAAGAGTTTGTATCTAGGAAAGACTTTAGGTGCTGTCTAGTATATATGGGTCAAAAAGAAAAGAAAGTGCCTAAAACGGCTAAAGGGGGGGGTGTAAAACAAGCAGCAAGATGCCTATTAGAATAAGGATATATATTAGAGTTATTCTTAATCCAATGTTTTCTTCCATTACAAAGGCATTAATAGATTAATCGGAAGCGTTCCGTTATTCAAAACGACTGAGCAACCGATTGACTGCTTCTTAAAGTTCTTGGCGTAAGCTGCTGCGTAAGTCGTACAGTCCACTCCGCATCCGACCTGCATTCCAAATACTCTATACTTCTTTCCACAGAACCATTGTACATAAGCTAAAGTATGAGTATGACCACAGACTGAGGACATCAGGTTGTTCTTAGACTTAGCTGCTGCCTGTCCTCCTTCTCCATGTTCGTAAAGCACATCATCATATACTACTGATTCTACCCAATTCCAGTTAGGAGTTCCTAGAACTTCATTATAAGACTTAATCCATGCTTTAGGAATGCCACCTGAAAAGCTCTTTCTTGCGGCAAGGCGGTCATGGTTGCCAATGCAAACATCTGCATATTCAAAAGCCTTGTACCATTTAGCTACTTTTTCAATAGTCTTTTCAAGCTCTAACCCTGCTGACATTCCATCAGGGTCTGGCTCGTGATAGCTAAACGCATGATTATCAAGTATGTCGCCAATAAAGATTACCTGATTACAGTTAAAGGTTTCGTACTGCTCTAAACACCAATCAAGGTAGCCATCTAAACAGAACGGTTCGTGCAAATCTCCAATGACTAAGATATTCCTAGTTTCAGTTTCTCGCAATTTCTGTAAGGCAGCTACCTCGTGGGGTTTTAATCTGTATCTATTACTTTTTAGCATCCGCAATCCCTTGCCCTAATACAAGTGCTGCAATACTTAAAAGTATGTTTTTTACTTCGTCAGGGTTCAAGCCTAACTGATCACTCATTAGGGTTGCTAAACACCCAATAGCTGTGTAGATAAATTTACGACTTGATGCCATGCGTTTTATCGTCTGAAGGATTATCCATTTTTTCATAGTTATTTATTTTTGATTATTAAATTAATATTTGTGCCGCCTAAATTAAGTATTTCCTTGACTAACAACTCCATAGCCAATCTTGAGTTATGAACAACATCCTGTTCGCTTCCTAAGCCCACCAGCACACATCCTTGAGTTGATGATGGGTAATTCCCTATATGTATGAGTATAAAATCCCTATTAGGAACATCTTGTATAAGCAAGTGGAGGTAATCCCTGGTAGCTGATTCTCTTGGGTATCTAAGTCTTACTTTGTATTCTCCTGCTGGAATGCAACTTATATTTCTTTGATTGTCTTTATAAGGAAGTTCTAAAGTATCGCACATTCTCTCCCCGTTTAAGAATAATTCACCTAATGTACTCTTATCACTAAACATATCCCTTATGATAAGAAGATTTATAGAAGCCAAACTAGAGGTGGTAGACTTTGTAAATTTTAACCCCCTTAACTTCTGAAACAAATTCTTTACGAACTTTAAGATCATCTGTATTTTTCTTTTGATACTTTGGATTTTTTGAATTTAGCTTTCGCTTCTTATTAGTTGGCACATCCATTACCTATTCTTTTTATGATGCCACCACTTGTCGGCTGTATAGATAATTGATACTAACAACAATATTATCTTTAATATTACCTCTATATTAGTGAAGGTCGCTACGCTTAATATTGTCGTATTTAATATCACTACATCCCCTACTTCCTTTGCTAATTCTTTTAGTGCCATCTTTTAAGTATGCTTTTAATTTAGTTTTATTTTTTTCTTTTACTTTATAAGTCTTTTTCATTAAATACCTGCATTTAAGAAGTTCCTTAATGTCAGTTTAGTTCCTTGTCTTGGTCTTTCAAGATTCATGTTGGAATAATAGGAATTAATATCTGGCCGCACATCAGCTCCCGTGTTGGTAGCGTATTCAGGGAAACTAGCCGTATTGTTTCTTATGTAGTCTATCATTCGTTCCATATAATACTCGGCAGTATTTAAAACCTCATTTCTAAGATGTTGTGCTTCTTCCGTAGATAAAGCATTTCCAGTTTCCGAAGTCTTTGAGTAGATGTTACCATTCTCAATTTTGAAGCGTAAAAAAGGGAGTGCCATATACAGGGCGAACGATGGGAGCATTTCTGCTATGTAGTCGTTAAGCAAAGTTGCATAAGCCTCATTACCTGGATTGTTTACTGTTCCTGCTACAATTAAGTCTTTCAATTTCTGGTTTAAGTCTGTCCCTAGCTTAGTCTCGCAATACAGCTTTTGCGATTGCTTCACATACGGGAGTAATAGACTGGTATCGACATTAAGACCGATTGTCGTAGAGTCCTTAAGTCGTTCTTCTGATATAAATAATACGTATGCCATAGTTATCTTGCTTTTATATATCCGTTATTTTTCATTCGTCTTGGTGGTATTGCTACTAGCTTGTCGTTTCTTTTAGCAGTAAATCCTTCTGACCTAGCCTTAGTATAGCCTATTAAATCAGCATCTTCTATTTTAGTAGTTTTTGATTCTCCTGTTGTAGTTTTAAAAATTCTTCTAGTCCAAAAATGGAAACATTGAGGTCCACCCTTGTAGAGCCAGATCGAATAAGTATCAGCTCCACCTTTACCAAAGCCTGGATTAACTGCTTTTGTAGTCATATTAATTATGTCCTCCTTTCTGTAAAGTTTATTTGCACCCATCATTTGTTGGCAAAACTTTCTTCTAGTTCCTGACCTATTATTTAGAAAACCATCTTTTTCATAAACATAACGAACTCTAAAGTAATCACCAGTCTTTTTAGATACACCATCTTGTTCTGACTTACGACTTGGAATAGCTGTACCAGTTGAAGCTAACTCAATCTTTTCATCCACTAGTTTATTTAAAACTTCTTCAAAGTCAAAATCTTGATGCTCTCCATCTACAATTTCTTCTTCTACTAATTCCCAATCTTCAGGCATATCTTCACCACACTCATCAATGAACGCATCTAAGGCCGTATATTCAGTCATCTTAGTAAAGTCCTCATCAACTACTACATCTTCCTTTAGAGGTGCTAATCCGAGCTCCTCACGTATCTCATCCTGTGTCATTACAGCCGCCAAGTCTTGATTCGTAAATCTTGTCGTTATTGGTTTAAGTTGCTCAAATCTTACAGGCATATCCATATTGTTTACTGTAAAGATTTTTTTAAGGACTTTCAAGATATGCTCTTGAAATGGCTTGACCACCGTATTGCTGTAGAAATTCGCTGCCGAGTTCAATTCGTCTGCATTGTTTCCCAAACCACTATCACTCTTAATTCCCATTAAAATCGGACTCGTCACACGATGCCCTGTTAAAATGTTTTGAACCAAAAGCTCTTGGAGTGCAAGGTACTGTTTATCGAGATCTGAAGGACTTATAGCTGTTATCTCAGGGGTTCTTGTCTTATCGTCTGAGAACGTTAATATGAATTTCCCTGCGTTGTCAGCGCCCGTGAATTTAGCCGCTAAACTTTGTTCTATTTGAAAACGCTCCTCCTGTGTCGGCACTCCATTCGCAAAGGATATTAGGAACGACCCCGAGAATCCTGCCGAGATATTATTAAGGTGAAATTCCGCAACTCGCTGATCGACCAACGCCCAGTTATTTGCAGCAACGTAATCAGGCGTATGGTATGCGTTCATATTAGGACTGTAAAGCCCTGTATAAAGTATTTGATTAGGTGAAGTCCTATCATTAGTATTAAAGGCAGGAACTCTATAAGGTTTGTTTGCTCTTGTATTTGACCAATCTGCTGAAACATAATAGCCTTCAACTTTTCCTAGTTCGTTTGGTTTTTCTGCTCTAATCTTGTCTACTCCGATATGGTAGATTTCAGCGATTTGAGTCCTGTCTTGACTCCATACTACGTTCAAGGCAAACGCTCCCTGTAGCTTAAAGTCAAAAGATATTTTTTTGATTACTTCTTGTAGTGTTTCACTACTGTTAGCTGAATTAAAGAATTTCTTTAATTTAACAACTGCTTCCAAATCTCTTTCTTCTTCATCTTCAATGACTATGTTCTCACCAGCAATCATCTCTGCTGTAGCGTTGATTATCGCCGCTTGTGTCGAGCTGTTGTAGTAAAGGTCAATTAAGAACTGAGGGTATAAATTTGCCCAGTCCTCAGTTCCGTAGTCTACCCAATGTTTTGAACGTGATTCAGATACTACTGGAGCTGTTGTTGTGCTTAAATTTATTGAAAGTATATTTTCCATAGTTTATAAAGACGCAAGTCTAGTATTTAGTTTCGCTATTAAGTCAGCAGTGGAGATGTCGTATATTAGTATTTCTTCTATTGTTCCATCAAAAGGGTCAGTGTCAGTTCTTCTTATCCCTATGGCATCAATATCAGCCGTTCCTGCAAGTGTTGGGGTTGTTCCTGTTTGCGCTACTCCATTTTTCCATAAAGTTAAGACATTAGAAGATCTCGTTATAATTAAGTAATCATCACCAAACGTTCCTTCGTCTAAGTCTAAAGCTGTAGCAGATGAAGCATCTATCTTGAGTGATATTCTTGTACTTGAAGTATATTTAAACAACTCGCCTCCTGTTGTGTTATCTGCTAAAAAAGTTCCTGCGTTTACAACAGATGGATATATCCTAAGCCCTATTGTGAAATCCCCTGATAATGATATTTGTGAGGTTGTTTGTAGGTTTTGTTGGTTAGCACTTACAAAAGTTAATGCCCCTGCTACATAGGTAGGTTGCTCTGAAGCTGTAGCTTGTACCATATCATGACTGTTATTAGAGCTATCTTCCCAAACAGAAACAGTTGGAACTAGCACTGGTGGAACAGGGTCTATGAAAGTAAGCCCTGCCTGGTTTTTATACCACGCTATCAAATTATCTATATTAGGGGGGACATATTCACCTATCGGTTTTAATGATGGTAAACTCAAAGACTGTTTAAGAGCTAACATTATATAGGTTGTTCATAATAACATAAAGCTAAGCCGCTAGTCATTGTTATAGAATTGATATTTAAGAATATAGTTGTTCCTGCTGGGTAAGTTTGCACCAAATCTAGCACATCAGAACCTGCTGCTGCTGTTACATTTGCAGCAGTCATAACTGTTACTACTGATTCTATTGGAAAATGTGCGCAGTAATAATCTTTACCCGACATAGCTGTAGTCGTTACTACATCACATCTATTTTTTCCCATTTGCTCAGTCAAGAGCTGTTGTACATTTTCTATTGCCATTTTTTTATTTTTTTATTTTTTATTTTTTATGAGGTATATATATAGTTTTCTTCATTTATGTCTGCCGTAATACTGGCTGGAGTAGTAGAGCCACCACCAGAAAGCACTACTCCAGGATTTGTTATATAACCACTTCCTGCATAGGTAATTGTTACACTATTAACTGCACCCCCCGAAATAGTACAAGTTGCTGTAGCTACATGACCAGTTGCAGATGCGTCTATCGTAATAGTTGGAGCAGTTGTATATGCTGCCCCACCAAAGTGAATAGTTAATGTCTGCACTCTTTTTGCACTTTGAATGTATTGTACTTCTTGTCCAGTTTTAACATCTTCTGCTAAATAGAGCTGTCCAATATCTACAAGCCCTTGTACTATTCCATTATCATCACTCGCAGGAATTAATACATCTATTTCTGTTGCTGGCCAGTTAGGATATGCCGATTCAGGCACAATACCAGGACCTCCACCACCACTTGGAACTTCATTAACCCAGCTTACTTCATACACTTCGTATTTGTAATAACCTGCTGGAATCAAAGCAACTTCACCAGTATATCTAACAGGCGTAGCATCATATTTAAACTTCATTTCAGTATATCTGCTTTCTATTGCAGCACCACTATTAATATTAGGATAACAATAAAAAACTTCACCGCTCAGGTTATTAGAGAATTTTACTAAAAACCTTATTCTAGTTTTTACAACACTTACATTTATCCTATTTTCTTCCGTAGAAATAAATGCGTCAAAGTCAGTTTTATAGGTTGCTTGTATCATCTACTATATAAGAGAAAAAGTCTTTATTTATTTGCTTATCAAAGAAAAGAGCAGCTAAAAGCTGCCCTAATCAAAGAATATATGAAAACTACTAATTAAGATGTAACGATTGTTCCCATTGTAAATGCTGTATTGTCAAACGGGACTGTCGTATAATCTGCAACCATACTGAACGGATTTGCCTCCATTCCATCCCATGTAAGGGTGTAACCGTTTCTGTCCCCGAAAGCACTTCCAGATTCAGCCGTACCTGCATTTAATGACATAGCATTCTGAACACCCATACAAGTAATTATATCGTGTCCATTTGCTAACTGAGCATTTAACTGACAGAAAATAACCAGTTGATTCTGGCCTAATGCTTTAATCTCGTTCTGATCTTCCTTGGTAAGTTTGTTAAGAACCATAGTAACTCCTGGGTTGTAAAACAAGCTGCCGTTTTCTGTGTTTCCTGTAATAGTTTCAAGACAGTTTGTACTTCCTCTAGGAACAGCATATCTATAAAGAGTATTAGTACCCATTTCTATATCTGTTACTTCAGATGAAGCAATTACAATTCCTGTTCCGTTTGTAGGGGCAGTAAACTGGTCATAAACACCGAAGTAAACGTATTTCACGCCCCCCGATATTCGATTACAGTCTAATCCACGTCCTTTTACTAATGATACGCAAGCCATATTATTTTATTTTTAAAAAGTTAAAAAGTAGGGAGCTTTTACACTCCCTTCTTTGTGTTATTATGATTGTCTTACAATATCAGCTCCAGTTCCAGTTTGAACACCTGCTGAGTATCTAGCGACTAAACGCATATTATCCGACCCATCGAGAGCAGCCATATCCATCAAAGTAATACGAGTAGCGTCCGAAATTAAATCGGTTCCGAAAAATAAGTTTGATTTTTGAGCTATTACTAATTCATTTTCTGCCATTCCGTTGCAAGGTGCAATTTTATAGCCTTCAAACATTGGTACGTAGTCTCCATTCATATTGTAAGCATTAACATATCCTAAAGTAGATACTGCTGAAATATAGTATTGGTAAGTTCTTTGACTCATATAAATATGTAAGTCCTCTTTACCTAAAGTAGTTGTAGGTATAGATGCTACTGCTCCTTGAAGCTCTCCAATAATTGTTGCTGCTGTATAAGCCCCTGCTGCTGCATCTTGTACTACTGTTGCATCAACTGCTGGTAAAAGTAAACCTGTTACAGCTCCTAAGAAGCCATTGAATTCACCTGCAACATTAGTTCCTGTCCAAATAGAATCTTCAGTTGCTTGTGCTATAATCTCACCCATATAAGAAATTACATAGTCATCAAAAGATGCTGGAGGTGGTGCGCCTGCACCTGCTCTCATTTGTAACGCTTCCCATGAGTCAAGTAATGTAGACTTGCAAAGGTCAAGGTTAATTTGTAGGTTCTTCGGTTCTAATACCTTTTCGGTTAAAGCAAGTGTTCCTGCTCCTGTAAAGTCGCACGTTGCGTCTGCAACTGCTGAGACAGTATTATTCATTGCCTGTATGTTAGATTTATATTTGATATTTTCTATCATAGTTAAGTAATCTAACGAGTTTGAAGCTTTTAATGCAGCGCTGATGTAAAATCCAGCGGCTTTCCCTGCAAAGTTTGAAGTCGTAGTAAACGCCATTTTTTTTGTTTTTTAAATTATTATTTTATTTGTATAGTTCGTATAAGAACTTTTCCTGCTTAGTCATTCTTCTGAAATCTTGTGGTGTAGGAATAGGTCTTTCTGAGCTAAATTTGTTTGTATTTAAAGGAGCTTCAGCAGGTGATTCTGCTAATTCCGTTTTAAGTTTTTCATTTTCTGCTTTTAATTCTTCAACTGAAAATTCTTTTACTTCTGTAGTCTTGATAGACTTAGGGTTTGTAGTAGGAGCTTCTTCAGTCATTTCTTCAACATCATCATCACCACCTTCTTTAGACCTTTTAAGATCAGCGACAGCGTCCTCTAAGTTCTGAATACGCTTTTCCATTCCTTCCCAGTCTTCAACTACAGCTAATTCTTCAGTAGCTTCAACTTCTTCAGATGCTTCTTCTTTTTCTTCCGTTTCGCTTTCCATTACCTCAGCAACTACTCCTTCTTCTTCAATTCTGAAAGTTAATCCGTCCTCAGTCTTGTACGTTCCAATCGGTAAAGGTATTGTCGTTCCGTCCTCTGTAAGAACGCTTGCGTCCACGCCTGCTTCTAAAGTTTCTGCTGTAGATACAACGATAGTACCATCTTCTAGTTTTGACTGCCAAGCGAGAGAAATTTCTTCGCCTTTATCAAGACCAAGTGCTACTAATATTTGCTTTTTTAAATCCATTGTTAAATTTTTTATAGTGAGTGTGTATAATATAAGAGAACTAACTGTTCTTTATTTGATTTTCATTTATTATCTCATTTAATGCTTCTAATATTTCTTGGTCTGTTGGAGTTGCATCTGACATCTTTTCCATCTTATCGGCAAAGTAGCCTTCGATTGAAAGTCCCTTTAATGAACCGCCTTTAATCTTATTCCAGAGATCTTCATTGTCGATACGCATAGCAACCATCCAAGTTCCTTTAGGAAGTGAGAATCCGTACAGCGTACTCTTATCCATTTTAGGGTCGTCAATTATCCAAGACTCTACAGTTAAAACTCCTGATACTCTTTCTGAATGCTCCTCAGTTGCTTTATGGTGATTGTTGTTTTTTAAATAAAGTTCACTTGCTTTACGAACTGTCGATTTTGAAAAATAAACATAATAATCTTCTTGCGTATTGGGATTATGCCTGAATATTTGCTTATCGGGGATAAGGGCTGGCGAGATTAACATTCTTTTGTCCTCATCTACTTTAGCAAAGGTCAAGTTGTTTTTCTCTTTACCAAAGAAAACAAAGTCCTGTTCGATTGCTGGAGCAGACACTAAACTAATAGCATCTATTGCCAGCTCTTGTGAGTCTTCATCGATTACCAATTCAACAATAGAAGTGGTCTTCATTTCTTCATAAGAGGCGTTTGCATCTTCACAATCTTGTAGAGTAGCATATTCACACTCTCCTGTTTCTCCCCATTTATAGTTTCCTTCAGAACATTCTTTACACGGCATAATAATAGTCTTTGGTATATAATATAAGAGATTAGTTTAAGTTTTATTTGATTTTTAGATTGTAGCTCTACGTCTTATAATTTCTAAACCATTTTGACTTGACGTGATGTCATCACTAACAACGTAAGCCCTAGTTGGTTCTACAGCTTGACCACCTGTTAAGTCAAAAGACCCTGACATCATTTGAGGTGCAGGAGGGGTCGCTACTGCACCAACACCTCCAATACCACCAACACCACCACCACCACCACCACCAACATCTGTTTGCATAATAGAGTTGATATTAGCCATTCCTGCCGCTAGAGCTAATGCTGCTGAAGCAGGTCCGATAACTAATCCTGCTGGTGGAGGAACACCCATTCCTTGATTATATGCAGCTATTACAGATTGAAACATGTCAATAGTAGCTAAACCGATTTTTAGTTTCTTTTGTTTTTCTGCTAATTGCGCTCTTTTTCCTTCATACTTTTCTTCAATATCTTCAGTAGATTTTGCATTGGCTTCAGCTAATTCTATTTCTTTATTGTATTCTGCTTCTATTCTATTTCCTTGAGCTTCTAAATTGCTAGTAAGAAAGGCAATACTATTGGCAAGCATTTTCTCTTTAACTGCTTCTATGTTAGCTGCTAGTTCTTCTTCTCCTGCTAAGTCTTTATCTCTTTGTTTTTGCTTTTCTTCATTCCACTTATCATTTCTAGCAATCATTGCATCCCATTCTGCATCATCAGAAGCTTGTTTTGCATCTTTATCTGCTTGTATCTCAGCCTTCTCCGTTTCTCTAAGTCCATTTAAAAAGTTCTGTAAGCTAATCTGTCTCCCTGCACTTTCTTGTCTTATATTTGCTAAGTTGATTTCCAGTTCAGCTAAAGCATCTAAATCTGCAGCCATAACTCCATCTGGTCCCAACATTTTATGTCTTTCGACTTCTAGTGCTACAGCTTCTTCTGCTAATTTAATTCTTTTATTTTCTAATTCAGTTTCTTTTGCAAACGCTGATACTGCCGCTTTCTCTCTTTCTACATAACTTTTTGTAATATCTTCAGCAGCTAATTTCAACTTTTCAATATCTGCTACTGCTTGCGCTGTTTCTACATTTAATTCTCTTTGTGCATCTGCTAATTTTTGACTTGCTTGTGTTAAAGCTATCATTGCTGCTGTTTCTTCTACAATTTCAGCAGCAATACCACTAATAGCTGCTTTTGCTGCTGCTGCTGCTTCTGCCCATTTTCCTTGAAAGAATAAAGTAATAGCTTCTCCAAGCCCCCCTATCCTATCTAACACTACACTAATAGCTGAGCCTACTGTCTTGAATGCTGTTTCTAATACTTCTGCTCCTTTTTTAGTTCTTGTAAACCAAGTCACTAACGAACCAATAGCTACTATAAATGCACCGATACCTGTTGATATAAGCCCTGCCTTGAGACTACCGAACATAGCTTTTGCCATTGGTATAACTTTACCGAAAGCAGACTTAACACCATTCAAGGAAACTCCCATCAAAGTAAAGTTACCAATACTTTCTTTTGCTTCCTTGTTTACATCATCAAGGCTGTCTGCCATTTTATCAGTATCTTTGGTTACTGATTTTATGTTTGATTTGACTTCTAAATTTAATGTCTCCGTCTTTGCCATAATCTTTATTTTAAAAAGTTCCTGTTCTTAATTTCTTTTCTGTTATTTGTATGCTTGCAAGCCACTCTAAATTTCTATTTGCAGCACCAGTTACTTCTATTGTTATATAAGGATCTATTCCTGCTGCTATTACCTGTGCTGTACCTGTTGCTCCTATACTTGCTATTGTAGTAGAGCTTTGCGAAATAACTAAATTGTACCCATCATCTACTTGTATTGCTCCTTTCAATTCTAAAGAAACATAATCTCCTGCCACTCCTGATGTTCCCCCTGAGCATAATGCTATTACTTTAATTTCAAATCCAAATATAGAATTGTTTTGCACCTCTACAAAAGAACTTCCATCAGATTGGATAGTCAGTTTAGTAGCTGTTGCATCTGTTGTAGTTCCACCAAGCTGTAGAGTAGATGTTTGACTTACACCTGATAACACACCACCACCAATAACGATTTCACTATTCCTAATAGCCTTTCCATAAGTTCCACCTAAGACAGAAGCATTATTAACACCATTTGCTATTTCATTAAGACTACCATTAATAAAACAGTTATTATTAAAACCTCTAGTAGTATTGTTAGCTCCATTTATCTGAATAGTATTAGAACCTAATTCAGTAGTGTTTCCAGTACCGTTATTCTTATTGTTTATATTAGCTATGTTTCTATTTAAGTTTGTATTGAATCTAAAAGATCTACAAGTTCCAGTAGACTTATCATAAGTGTACCCATAGGCTTCACAGGTAACTTGATTAGCCATTAAGCCATTAGTAGTGCCATCAGTAAAAAGCACCTGACCTAGAGTGTTAATTTCGTAGGGTTTTAAAGTATATCCTGTTAAAAAATCCATTATGGTAAAAGTATAAATTCAACTGTTGCTAAGCTGTTGGGTTTGTATTCTATTTTGTTACATCTAAATATTCTGTTCTTGATGAATATGGTGTCGTTAAATTTGAATGTATTAATGTCTGCAGGAGTAAGGTTTACCTTTAGAGTCATGATTCTAGTGTCTGGATTATATAGTTCATTAAAATAAGGTTGCCAATATGTAGAATATAAATTGTCTGTTGGTGCGTTTCCTACTCCTGGAAATAGTTGTTCACTTTGAAATACAAAATCCCTAGTAGTAGTTGATATACTAGGGACTGTAGATAAATGACTAAATTGTAAAAAGTTAGGCTGATTCTCACTAACTAAGTCATTCTGTGCAGGTATATAATAAGAAGCACCTGTACTTTTTTGCCCATTGTCATAAAATATTCTTGGTGAGTTGTCAAACCCTTCTCCAGTTCCATCATCAGTCATAGCATAGATTGAAGGAGTTACAAAAGTAGAAAATTGGTTAAATAGAGGTCTTGACACAGTAGCCGCAAATGGCTCTGGTATTATTTCTTTTTCTCCCACCAACAGAGTAGGAAGGCCTTGTGCTGATGTTACAGCCGTAAATACTTTGCTTCCGTACAGATGTCCACTTGTAGAATTTTTATAAACATTAAAAGCATAGTCATCATTATCTTCAACAAATTTAAAAGTTGTCTTTCTGTTCAAATCTGTTAAAGGCATTAATTCCATTTGAGAAATATCTACCTTAGTAGTCCAGTCATGCTGAATACTTCTTGAAGCTAAATTAGTACCTGTTGTATTTTTTATAAATACATCTGCATAAGGTTCTATCAAAATATTACTTGGATCGTCCTCATCTACCATACTGACTAAATTAAACATAGTCATAATTCCTTTTAAAAAATCCCATTGCCCTAATTCTCCTCTTAGATTTTCTAATAAAATTTCGCTAGTTATGTCTGATGTTCCTGTTATAACCGTAGCTCCATTAGATGCAAATGCTGATAATTGTTGAGTTGTTAATTGAGTTAATGTAACCCCTGCATCAAGTTTATAAAATGAAGGTCTTAAACTTTCTCCTGTATTCAATACAACTGTTCCATTAAAACTACTAGCTATATTTCCAAAAGAAGTTTGGTTTGAAAATAGTTGGTTATTAATCGGAAAATAACCTGTCGCTACTCCTAAATTATCAAACTTTTCCCACCCTAAAACACCAAGTTGTCCAGAAGTCCACCCTGAATAACTAAATTTGAAAACTCCACTTATATTATAAATTTGATTATCAAAAGAAGCTGTAAACCTTGACGTAGTTACATCAAATCCTAGTTCAGAAGCATTAGTAAATGATTCAATATCAAAAGGTAATTTAGTTGGAGTCAATCCTGCTGTTACTCCTGTGGTGTTGTCATTTTCACCAAAACCCTCACCCATATTGCTATTTGGTGCTAAAGCTGAACCCCAATTAAAGTCCATATATAACTTTTCAAAGTCTGCACTGTCAAAGAAGCTAGAACTCCAGTAAAAACTTGTATTCGCAAATATTTTATTTATTAAATATTTTAATTGAATACAAGGTCTAAACGCTTGCTGTAAAGAAGTTAGTTGAGGGTGTCCTGGTGTTGGGCCTGAAGTCGTTGATGTGTTTGTAGTTATACCTATATTTCCAGTCCAATCTATAAAAGGATATTTAAGCGTTTCTGTAGTTCTGAATCCTGAAGTGTTTGGGTTCAGATAAGTAGGCGCTCCTGTCCAAGTATTTTTAATTTGTGTTTTATTGTAAACGTGATCCAATTCTGTAAAATCTAAGTCTGCAAAAATAAGCTCTTTTAAAGTGTCAGCAAAAGCTATAACCTCAGAATACAAATTTACATTGTAGCTTATTTCTCCTTCGTCATCTTTAACATTTATCATTCTTAACCATCCTTCAAATAAAATAAAGCCATCTTGCTTTAAAACACATCTAGTTTTTACATAAGGATTAAATACCAATCCGTCATCAGCTCTTGTAACCTCAAACATATTATTGAATATCCGATTGTTTCTTTTTGTCGCTGGCAAATTAAAGTCTTTTGAATAGGACTTAACTTGTTCTGCTGCATTTTTAAAATCATCAATACTCAATGTCAATGGTATATCTTCTTCTTCATATAAGTCGCAAATCACTTGTCCATCATTCAATTCGGTATAAACTCCAGTAGTTCCAGATGCTTGATTTACTATTGATAGATTTGTTATTACTTCAACCGTATTAGGTGTAGTATCGGGCAGATCATAATGTACTGCAAGGAAAAATATATTATCTGTTTGCGTAGCTGTGAAGGAGAATGTTGCTGTAGTTCCACTACCTGTTTGTGCTGATTCTGAAGCAATCGTTGAAGGTGAGCTGGAATCATCAATAAGCCTCATAGTAATAAGAGATGAACTTCCACCTGTTCTCTCAACATAATCGATTGTTACATCATATACTGCTCCTATTATTAAATTGGAAAGTCTTTGATAAACACCAGCTAGCGTGTAATCGCTAAACCCATCAAAATGACCGTATATATTTAAATTATTTGAAGTCTGGTTTGGTAGGGTTGGTAAACTTGCGCCATCATGGTATCTCCACCTGTACCAACTACCTGCTGTTGGTGGGTAATTTGTAATAACCTGAGTTGCTGTTGGAGATGTAGAATCATAAGACGGAGACGAATTTATAGTTGAAAAATTAATGCCATCAATTAAAAACTGGTTAGTGGTGGCAGTCCAAGTTGAATCATGCGTTCCTTCATAAGTCTGCGGATATACTATTAATTGCGTACTCATTATACAGATTGTGTTCTTCTATTCTTACTCTTTTCAACTTCTATTGTATATTGCATAAGTTTATCGTTTGCCCTTGTCTTTCTAGTATAGCTTGAAGTAGTTAAAGTAACTGGCTCTACATACTTATTTGTTATCGTGTCGTAAGGTGGTGTCTCTGTTTCATATCCATTTAGGATATAAACTTCAGGACTGTTAATGAGTTCTTCAAACCAAAGTCCTTCTTCTTCAGTTACATAAGCTGTATTCATTTTAATTTTTTCAGATGTATTTACTCTAAAATTTTTCCTTCCTCCTTGATAGCCACTTATACCTAAAGTCTCCTCATTCCAAGTTCCACTTATTTGATTGTATGGTGCTCTCTTTGTAGATATTGATTTAGTCGATTTTTGTGTAAAAGTATAATAATCCCAAACTCCCCATTGATTAAGCCAAGTAAGTCTTATTGGTGTGTACCCTAGATTTGTAGGACAGTTAAGATTGATAGTGTAAGTTGATGAACTAATAGTACCACCGAAGTTGGTAGATTTTATTGTGTAATATCCGTCAGGATGGGCAAGAATAAAAGCCCTAAATGTAGATGACCACCCCCTTAGATTTCCAGGAAACACCCCTGCATACATAAGTTCGTACGCTGATTTTGTAAGAGTATTAATCGGAGACGTAATAATTTCTCCTGCACCAACACCAGGATATTGTGTACCATCTTTTTGGTAAAGCTTAAACTCTATTTCTTCTATTGCATAAGAATCATTTGCTATTGGCATAAAATTTAGGAATGCAAAAGCTCCATAATCATCTACATTTGCATATTGTGTAGTTGGTGCATTGGATAAGAATTTCCCAGTAGCTTTTGCTGTATATAATTTTGCTTCTTGTAAGTCATACCCATAATTTTTATTGTCGAGTGTTAAGACATCATCATATTGTAGAACTCCATTAAACATAGTGAATTGGCTTGATCCTACATTAGACCCTACTTGAATAATTGGGTCAGTTGCTGTGATACTACCATATACGCTAAACGAAATAGTTAGCCTTTTAGCACTATTAGCATTTAAAGAATATTTATCTATTAGGTGCATTGGCGTATTGGGCACTTCTGCTGTTTTATATCTTGTAAGCGAAGCTGATGTTGGAGATGAAACAGCAAGATTGTCAGCACTTACAAAAGTTTCTAAGACTGGTCTAAAATCCCATATACCTGCTCCAGCATTATTTGGTGTTGTTTCAAAAATCCCAATCGAATCGGCAGAAGTAGGTGTTTGATTATATACATAAACCTGCGCCCTATATTTGACATTAAAATATGTTGCTACTGTAGTGGCATCTAGCACCGAAAAAATTAGTTGCTGTCCTACTGGGAGTCCTTTGTTGGATGCGTCACCAAATAGAGGTTTTTGTATTATTTGTAATGCCATTTTTTATTTTATTAATTTACTTTTGTTTGTGATATGCTGTCTATTATATCTTCTGTTATTGCTCCTAATAAATCTTTTCCAAATTCTTTCATTCCAAGTCCTAAAGGTTTCTGAAAGAAGCTAAGGCTTTTAATCCCATCTCTTTTAATTGACCTACCTATTATGAATGCTAAAGATAAGTTGCTTATAAATCTGCCACTCTTTTTATCTCTACCTTTTATTCCCTTCTTCTTAATCCATTTAGCTAATATTCCTGGTGGTGGTTGTTTTGTTGTATAACTGTAAGGACTTGATTCTGTTTGGTTCTTATAGTTTTTATAAGATTGCTTCTTTTTATTTCCCGAAACACCTTTGTCTAAGAACGCTCCATAGTCTGCCATATAGAATTTAACAACAAACCCATTACCATCAGGCTTGACTTCAAACTTAATAGAATTTGCTAGTGCGGTCTTTCCCCCTTTAGCCTTTCCTAAATTTCCTTTAGCTCTATTGACTACTTGCTTACCAAAAGCATTTAAGTATGCTTCTATGTTCTTAGTTTCCATTACTCTGCACCAACAAATACTGATACTTCTGGACTATAAGTTGCTCCTTCAGGTCTTACCTGTAAAGAAGTGATATTTTCTAAAGTACTGAATGCAGGAGTTGTATCTGTTTCACCAATTACTTCAGCTTCACCTCTTGGTATGATATGAGATGTTCCTGGAGTAAGTCTTACTTGATAGTTAGTGTTAGTAGTTACTACTGCTAAAACTAAAGCACTATCTGCCCCTAAGTTAGTCACTCTAATATAGCGCACATTTTCTACATCTATTGCCCCTGCTGAAGTATGAGGACTTGCAGCAAATACTGCTACTGTTGTAGTTTGTGAATGCGCACAAGTTACTATTCTTTCAAATACATTATTAATTCCTGTTGTTGCTACTGAGTTGGTGTTTCCCCTCAGTGCACCATTTAAGGTTACTGATTCGATTACTGTTGTTGTTAGCGTTGCCATGTTTTATATTTTTATTGTTATTTTAAAAAAGCCTATTTCTATTTTATATTTTCCTATTTTAAATTTCCACATTACTTCCCTATTGGATTGTTAAGTACAGGTATTATGCAGGCTTGAAAATCATTCTGAACTAAGATTCCTATTGAGAACACCCACCCTGTCAGTAAGTTGTCAAATCTTTCTTGGAACGGCTCTAAAGTATATTCTCCTTCTGTAAAATAAACAGGGTCATCAATATCTAGTTCCCCAGCTCCCTGCCATTGACTGTGCCTCATCATACTTATAATATCAATACAAACCTGTAAACAACTAGAAGCAACCTCTTGCTCATTACTGAGATAGTTTGCTGATTGTAAATCTTCTTCTGTCCAATTCTTTTTTTCAGTTACAGCATCCATAACGAATAGCTGAAAATTATAAATTAATTCTGATTGTCCAGTTGATACACTTACAGGGTTGATATGAAACAAAGGAAAAAGAGTTTGATTATCCATATCAATTTTCCAAATATCTCCAGTTGTTGTAGTCTTGATTTGCTCGTGCATTTCGCCCAAACTTTTGAGGGTATCAATACAATTATTAAAGGTTTTATTATTTATCATTGATTTGTACTTGTTTACTTTCGTTTAAATCTGTTTCATAACTTAGCCAAGTTAAGCACTCTAAAAGATTTAGTCTTGAGACTGCATCTAAGTTTACTATATTTTGGTTGCACAATCTGTGCATCACGCCGAACCATCCCCACCTTGCGGCAAAGCCTCCATCTTTAGTTGTTCCTGTTTCTTCTCCATCTGTTCCATCAAATATGACGGCAAAATCTTCAATAATTCCTTCCCTAAATTTGATAAAAAAAAAAGAGCTGACTGCACTTGTCCTGCTGACATCTTCTTCATTTCTTCTGCCCTTAAGGCTATCTCACCATCATAGGCTTCTATTGTGTATGCTTCCCCATTACGCTCTGTAACTTTCCTAAATAGAACAGCCATTACTTCAGGCATATTATTTTCAAGACCATTCTTTATAAAGGTCTCCAAATCGGCATACTCCCCTAATGTCAAATCATCCAAATTAGGGTGCATTCCGTATTCAACCCCTTCTATTTCAAATGTCTTTTTTAATACTGTTTCTTGCTCACCTTGTAGCTCTGCTATCTTACTCATTATAATAGCTACATCTTTTAATGGCAATTCCTTTATTAACTTCTTTGGCATATCAGAAAATGCTGCTATTGTTTCTTCTGCTTCTTCTGTTTTACTTCCTGTTTCTAGGTCAATTACTTCTAGCCATTTTTCCAGCGTTACATCTGACCAAGAGTTAATTAGATTGTAAGTTTTTTTCTTTAAACCTTCTTTTTTAATTTTTACTTTCATAGTGTTTATATTAATATAATAGAAAAGTCCATTATTTAGTTTAAAATGCGTATTATTGCACCGTTCTTCATTATTCTTGTTTTAAAAAGGGGTTGAGATTTTTGTTCTCTCCCCTTTTTTTATTGCACAAAATACTTGCCAGCATTAGGATTGTCTAAGTGATAAATGACGTTGTATCTAATTGCGTCTATTGAATGATTCCAATTGTCAATATATAATTTCGACCCCTTGTCCTGATAGGCATAATTATTCAGCTCTTTAGCTATGTTAGTTGATTCAGGAGTTACTACCAAATGATAATCTTGCATCCTAGTTATTCCACTTTCAATAGTTCCTTTTTTAACTGGCTTAATATTAACCCCTAAATGTCTAAGGTCTGCAATAAGTCTTGGTTCGCTACTATCAGCAATACAAAGTGTATTATCTACTTTATCTAAAATGATTGCAGCTAGTTCGTGTGATTTTAAACCATTACGATAAACTTCTTCTTTAAGATATATCTTTTTATGCTTCTTATCAATAGCAACAGAAATTAAAGAATCAGGATCTATTGAGAATCCGAAATCAAGACCACAAGAAACTTGTAAGTTGTCAGGATTAAATTCTCCAATACTCCAGTTGTCAAATACGACTCCTTCGGCACGGTCTAACCAGCCACCCATAATTTTGTGAGTGTACTTCTTAAAGTTAGTATGCTTTATACTCTTAATACGCTCTAGGAAGCTCTGTGATAGATTATCTTTGTTGTCTAGGTATGTACTGTGTATGTAACACACATTGTCTTTAACGCCATTAAAACCACCTTCAACGCCTTTGCTCTCAAAAAACCTGTCATATATCCAATGTTCTTTTGTAACTGGGTTTAATATAAGTATGATTCTATTCTGTATATTCTTTTCTCTAATACTAAGGTCTATTGTATCAAAGATGTTTTCATCAATAAGTTCTTCAGCTTCGTCTAATACCCAAGTGCTTATGCCTTGTAATGACTTTAGACTTGCAGTCTGGTTTCCTGCTGAAGTTCTTATACCTCTAAATAGTATGTCAGAGTTGTTGCTTTGATTTAATACTTCAGCTTTGTTAATACTAAAGACATCTTCAAATCCTAACAGCCCTATCTTTTCTAAGAACTCAGGGATGATTGATAAGTGAGCTGATGTCATTGTGAATCTTGTAAAGAGTATTCTAATACCCTTTGTCATAGTAAGTAAAGTTAGAAAGACTGTAGCAGCAAAAGACTTTCCTGAACCCCTACCGCCTGTGATTATGAAGTACCTAGCTTTAGACTCAAAGAGTGGGTTGTATTTCTTATTCAGTATCAGTTTCCACAAATGTTATTACAGGCATATTAATAGCTTTGTCTCCTGAAGTTATGTCTAGCCTGTTTGTTTCATTCCAGCCAAGTCTAGTCTTAGCTGCGTGTATTACAACTGATGGCACTTTGTCTTTTACACATTCATAATACTTAGACTTAATAAAGTCATTCTCAATGTTTTGCACTTCTGATACTGCCTTAGCAAATTCTTCATCTTCTTGAAGCCACTTGTAGAAGTTAGTTCTTGATAAGTCGCAAGACTTTAGAGCAGTTGTTATTACTCCTAGACTTGACTCTAGTGCTTTGAGTATTCTGTCTTTGTTGATTTGTGTTCTATTTTGTTCCATTACTTTTTATGTTTTTCATTTAATATTACAGGTATTGCATTGTTCCAGCTTACTCTATGATGTAGTCTTGACCTCTCAGTATTTAACATTGCAACCTTTACAGATGAAGGACTAAACATTACAGAGTAAAAAGATTTAACATAAGTTCCTTGACTTAAATATATTTCAGTTAGCCCTCCATCATTAGCTTGTGTGTCTGTTTGTTTTAATGAAACATTAGGTATAGTTAAAAACAAATCACCAACAGCTCCTAGTCTTGTATAAGCATTAACATCTTCATTAATTCTACCTGTAAACTTAAATGGTCTTTCTGTACTACAAAAAAAGCTATTCATACATTTTCTTTTTAGCTTTAATTCCTTTGCCCATCCACTATTATGACCACCTATCCAATCTCCATTCTGAGATAGTGCTATTGTCTTTGCAGGTATTGTTTTATAATAATCTAATACAGCTTTAAAAATATCATCTACATTATTTATATATCCTCTACCTTTATTATAAGATAATTCCCCATTAAACCTATAACTAAAATCTGTATAATCATCATCAAGAACTAAGAAGTATTTAATACCAACCTTCTTAGCTAAATCAAAACAAGCATTTCTTGCATACACTACCACTCTTTCATCATCAAAATTATCACCTATGTCAAATGTGTTCTTATATTCTTTTTTAGAAAACACTAGAACTTGTTTAGTATAAAGCTCTTTGTATTTTTCTAATTGCTTATCATCATCTGAGCATATAAAATAAATCTTTCCCGTATATCCAAATCTCTTTAGAGTTTTAAGTGTCTTTATATTTTCAGACCTACCATAAGTTAAGATAAATACAGCAAAATCTTCATCTATCATAATATGCCATTCTTTTCATAAGCTGCTGCAATATCCTTAGTAAGTTTTACATATCCTTTTTCTATAGCCTTATCAAAGTCTATTATCACTAAAGCTGAATCTTCCATAAGCTCTTGAATCTCTTTGCTTGAATGTGCATAGAAGTCTGCTATTTTACTGTAATCATAAACTGTATGTCTTAATGCACAATGAGATAAGAACATTAGTTCTTCTTCAGTTAAATCAGCTTGTTTTATTTTATGTATAAGTTCATCTGCTTTTTTAGTATCAAATAAATCATCTATAAGAGGCTTTTCATTTTTAGGATCATAAGTTGGAGCTACTATCTTTCTTGTATATGTATCATCTTCTTCAGCTATTGCATCATCTTGATTTTCCCATACATCTAAACCATACTCATTAAGCAGAACACTATCCCAATCATTTGCTAGTATATCCCACTCCCATTCTCCTGAGCTAACATTGTCTTTTATGATTATTGCATCACAATATTCTAAGTAGGTTTTTGTTTCTCTTTCTTCTTCTATTGCAATCTTATTCATATCATCACAATCAGCTTGAGTAAACATATCCGTCCATATTTCCTTCTTCCCTAAATCTATTGAAGCCTTTAATCTCATATTGCCACCAAGCACCATCATATCTTCATCAACAATAACAGGTCTTAACTTCATATATCCTGGCATTGTTCTTATGCTGTGTTTTAATGTCTTAAATTTATCATTCTTAATGATTCTAGGATTCTTAGGATTTCCTTTGACCTTACTGATCTTAACTTGTTGCTTCATAGTATATAATAGAATTTATTAGTATTTATTTAGTAGTCCTCATTTATTCCCCTATCACCTATCAATTTTTCTTTAGCTCCTTTCCAAAGGTTATCTCTGTTCTTGCTTAGGCTTTCTTCAGTTCTTATTTGGCTAGGCATTCCTTCAAGTGGTTCTGAGTCCATATACTTTCCACATTTACAAAGAGCCTCTTTGGTTTCCCAATCCCCGTCTACGTAAACTATGGTAGCCGTTGAAATATCTTTAGTCTTTCCGCACTTGCATTTATATAATGTCATATTAATCTATTAATTGTAAATCTCTACCTTCTTCTTTTGCCATCCTTATTATTGTCTTAAACAATTTCTTTCTTTCTAAGTTTGTTTCGCACCATATAAATTGAGTGTCCATCATTCCTGTTAAAGTAAGCTGAATACCAAAACGAGTTCCTTCTTGTTCAGTTTTTTTATATCCATATTTTTTAACCACCTGTTTCCAGCTTACTAGCTGTATAGTATTATTTACATTTATCATTTTCTTACTCCTGTTGGTGATAAAGCTCCTGTCCTAGTCTTAGAAGTTAAGACATCTAATTCAAAGTGCAAATGATGTATAGCCTTTCTAATATCTTCAAGTCCTCCGTCCTCGTGCTTGTTCTTTGAACGTAGTAAGTAGGTAACAGCCGTTCCGATATTATAGCTTAGGTCAAAATTAGATACGACATCTTTTGCCATATATCCGTTCTTGCCTTTGTAGTATTCAGGTATTGTTTCGTCTTTCATAGTTTTATAATAGTTAGTTGGTATTGGCATCTTCTAATAGTTTAAGTAATTGAGCACTTGTATAGATTCTATCTTTCGGTTTGAACTCATTAAATAGACAGGTAAAATTATCCTTTTCCCAAGTCCATAAAGATTGTACTTTATTTTTAATATGTTCTTTTAAGACCCATTTGATGGTCTTGTATTTTCTTTGTTCTATCATTATTTCTTTTATTTAATTTAGTTCTACTATCTTTTATAAACTTTACAGGCTGGGCAAATCCAAACATCATTCTAAAAGTTCCCTGCGTATCAGGGTTGTACATTTTTACTTTAGTCATTGTATTTATTATATAGTTTTTTTATCCCATCAAAACAAGTCGATATACAAGAACCACAATTAGTTCCTGTTCCATAATTAGTCATATAAATAGTATTGTAAAGTTCTATCATTCTTTTTTTAGCAGCTATATCTTTTGCCCTGCCTGTTTTTAAGTCTTTCCATAAGTCTAGTATTTCATCTATCATTTCTTGCGGCAAGTCATCAGGAGCTTCCATTACAAGACTTTTACCCCAATACTTCTGTGGACACTCCATTGGTGCAATTCGTGCCTTGATTTTCATGAAACATAGACAGCGCTTACATTGTCCTAAAGTCTTTGAATAGTAAACGCATTCCTTGCAGATAGCCATTCTATCTTCATACACGTTATTAGGAACAAAAAACTTATTCATCTACCAATTCTTTTTTAAGTATCTCTCTGACTTTGTCTATTGTAGTAAATAAGCTGTTACGACTGATTCCTGTTTTCTTAGCTAGTGAGTCTAGTGTATTCCCTTTATAGTAATAAAGTTCAAAAATCTGTTTGTCGTACCAATATAAATCATTTAAAACTAAGTCGATATTGTCTAGCTTTTCAAACTCTAAATTCTTAACAGCAGGTTCTTCTGGAATATTGTAAAGATTTTTATCTGAAGAAAAAGACCCATAAACACTATTGCTTTCTAAATAAGTAACATTGCTTACCAACTCATCTATATGAGTATAGTATTTTTTATATTGATAATAAAAAGGACTTCTTGTGCTTGTTAAAGACCTTCGTAAAACAACAGCTCCGTATCTTGTAATTCCATCCAAGCCGTCTTTCTCATATATTTTTTTTAAACTGTCTGGATTCATCTGAAGAAAATAAAGCATGCACTCTTGAACTGCATCTTCAACTTGGTCTTTATCTTGTGTAAGCCCATAGCACATTGTTCTAAACTTATCACTTAGCTTTGATATTTCAAGATAGATTTTATTCATTCGTTTGTTTTAATTCATCTATCTTATCTACTGCATCATGCACTAGCTCAGTAAGAACTGTCTTATAAGCTCGTATTAACCCTCTGTTTTTATTAGTTTCTAAACCTGCAAAGAATCCATTTGTAGCTACTGACATATTAATTGGTATAATCATTAACCAGTCATACCAGTTATTCTCTTTAACTCCAGCCCCGTAGTTGTTGTGATATTCCACGATAGTTTCAACTACTTCTAAATAATTGTTGTATCTGTTTTTGGAACTTACCTCTTTTGCAAACTCCTGACACATAATCATATACGAGTCTATTATAGTCTTGTGTTCAGCACTTGCATAAATTGGCTTTGTCATTTGCCAAATTTAAGAAAATATTTACTCTATTCCTTTTTCTTTTTTTAATTTATCAACAGCTTCTTTGTAATAACTTATTTTTTCTTCATAATCTATACGGCTAACCTTTACAATTGTTCTAGCTAAGAACTCTAATTCTTCAGATGTTCCTTCACCATACTTTCCTTCTAAAGCAATACCAAAACGAAACTGCTCGCCTTGTTCATACATATTACACTTCACGCATTGTACTTGGCAGTTCATTTCATTCCATCTCGTGGAGTGATGTCTCCTCGATTGGAAATGTCCATTTTGCATTCCTGATTTGTAATGACTAATCCTTGAGCAAGTGAAACATTGTACCGAACCTTCAGCAGTTGCTTCTCTGAGTCGTATAAAAAGTGAGAACCATTTGTCAAGTTCTTTTTTAAGTTTGCTAATTGTTTTCATATACTCTTAATCAAATCAGCAACTATTTTCCAATCCTGATCCGTGCTATTGTCTTTATTTTTATATAATTCACGCAAAGAATTTAAAGCAGCATCAAGTCTTTGTTTCTTAGTCTTATTAGGATTCTTTATATTTACAGGCAGCCTATCTGTTAAATCCCATTCTATCACATTTCTTCCTGTTACCTTACAAGGTCTTACATCTTTCTCATATATAACCCCTATCCTCCTTAGTTCCGTAAACCTTGCAGCACTTAATGATAAAGCATTTAAAGGATTAGTATGTTCTAATGCTTCCTGTCTTGTGCAAGGAGCAGATTTAAATATAGCCTCAAAAGTTTCAAATCTTCTTTTAGCTAATAAATCAGAATTTTTTATTTCATTATAGCAATCTATTGATGTTTGTCTTGTATTCATTTTAGTTCTCTTATTAGCCACATTACAATGGCTGTTATTATTACCCAGCCCAGCATTATGTATGTTCTCCACATTCAGGACAAAGGTCACAGTCATCTATCATTTTCTCTCCACAGCATTCAGAACGTACTTGTTCTTCTTCTGCTAAGATGTTATCAATTATTTTGTCTACTTCTTTAATGTTAGATAATTCATTTTTGTTTTCTTCTTTCATGTTATTTGTTTTAAAGGTTCTTGATAATGTAAAACAGTCTTAGGGTCTTTCCCTAAAGTCCTTACTTCGTATTCAGCGCTGTCTATTAACTGCTTTTGCGCATACGTCCATTTGTAAAAAGTTCTTATATTTAAAAAGGGTTCATCTTTTCCAAATCTTACACCCTGATGAAACGCATCTTCAATTTGATTAAAGGTCATATTTCCGAAACGCTTTTCTTGTATTAAGTCCTGAGCAAAGATCTTACTTAGACTAGCCATAGTTTGCCTGTCAGGTTTTTGCCCTATTTCAACTGAGGTTTTAGCTACTAAGTCTAAGACCTTTGCTTTTAAATCTTCAAGGGTTTCTTGTTTTAATAGTTTCATAATAGTTTTTTAGCTTCTTGCCATTCATTAATTTGTGCATCTAGCTTTGACATTGTTGGTTTATTAAAGTTTTTCTTTTCCCAAGTTATTACTGCTGCTTTCCAATTTTTCATTTTACCTGAGCCGACTGTCCATCCCTTGCTTTCATAATAAGCAATAAAGGATTCTGCATCTATATTATTTTTTCGTAAGATACAATAATTTTTAACTTCATCTAAAGTTGGTTTTTTAAAACGTATGCTATTACTATCTGTAAGATTAGT